TTTCGCCATCTCATTATTATGCGATGCGATGTTATCACTATCAACCGACTCATTCATTTTGGTGTTATATTCCACTTTCTTATCAGCAAATTCTTTTGCTAAATCGGAAACCTTTTGCTCTTGTTCAACATAGGCACTAGCATAGTCCTGCTTGATGCCGAGATTATCTTTCGCATATTGAGTATTCAAATCGGAAATCTTTTGAGTGATTTCAACTATCTTATTTCCGACCTCATTCAAAGAGTCAGCCGCACTTTGCATCGTGGACTTAACTTTATCTCCGAACTTAGTCATCTCACTTGATGCTTTTCCAGTTGCCTCCTTGACCTCTGGTGGCCATTTAGCGAGGTTAGCACTAACTGATGCGGATGAACGATTATCTTCGGCAATCTTTTGGTCTGCTAATCCTTGAACCATCGCACCCATTTCATTTATTGCATTATCATTGGCGGTAGTATCGAATTGAAATTTAACCGATAAATCAGCAGTTCCAATATCGACACCGACTTTCGCCAACATTCCCGAGAACCAATTATAGACTTTATTTCCAACATCTAAAGCACCATTGATGAAACCGATGACAGCATTCCCCATCGTCTTCAATCCACCGATGATGACATTAGCGAGAATAACAATACCGGCCCCGATAACAGCAAAGGCGTTTTGTAATCCTCCGAACTTAATTGATAAATATGCGACACCGGCCGCGATTAAGGCAAGTAATAAAACAATCGGGTTAGCCATCAATGCGGTCATTGCCATTTGAACGAATTTGAATGCTTGAACTAACATCCCCCAAACTTTAATGGAGGCCTCTACAACAGCGATGACGGAAATAAAAGCACCGACCATAGCAAGAACAGTCTTGATGGTTTCTTGATTATCTCTAACGAATTGAACTGCCTTGTCGAGAAACTTAGAAAGAGCCTCTGCGGTAGCAATAATATAGGGTCGTAATTTACCCATCAATTCATCCGATAAATTCATTATCTTATTTTGTAATAATCCAAGAGCATTGGCATTAGCGGCCGCACTTCCTCCGAACTCTGTGGCTAATTCAGCCAACATAACTTTTTGAGCACCCATCACATCACCGGCATCTTGCATCGTTTTAATTTGTTTCTTTTGTGCCTCTGTGAATGTGACACCGACCTTAGTCAATTTAGTGACACCATCAATCGGGTCATTCAATGCTTTTCCTAATTGCATCGCGGTAGCGGCCATTTGTTCTGCCCCGGGAGTTGCACCATTATTCATTGCGGTGGCCATATCGGCAACTGCTTGAGTGGTGGCAGGGAAAACATCTTTTCCGATACGAGTAAATGTTAAAAGCATATTCTCACCGGCAACAACAGCATCATCATCGATGTTTGACATCTCCATAATCGAATTAGCAATATCATTGATGCCTTGAGCAGTCATTCCGGAGATGCCTTTAGTAGAGGCCAGAACAGCATTCAATTGGTTCTGACCACGAATAGCCTCCTCCGATGAGTCCCACATCTTTTTGCCCATATACATTGCCGATGTCGCCAACGCCAAAAGGCCTATATTTAGGCCCTTTGACTTAGTTTCGACACCACCCAAATCAGCTTGAGCCTCTCTTAAAGCGGCTTGAGCCTCATTGACTGCTTTGATGACTATGGTTAAATCCTTTTTATCTGCCATATAAATTTATTTTTGATTATCGAGAACTTCTTTTTTGTGTTCCATCTCCATAAACTTCAAGTATATGGCGATTTTATTGTCATCCATCTCATCGATTTGTTGAGGTGTCCAATGGAATTTTTTACATAGAACATAATCAATGTAATCATCCGGTGGTTCGCTATTTATTCCTACGAGATAAGTGCCGATGAAATCATCTATCTCGTTTGCTATTTTTTTTTCGAAATCTCGTTAATGGCATCGATAATAGTATTAGCATCATCCGAATTCATTTCATCGAAAGTGGATTGAGTGATTGGTTTATCTTCTCCGCTGATCGTAATCTTTTCAACCATGCCCAATAAAGCAATATCATTAGCCGCATCCATATTCACGACATTAAATCCTTTCATTGATTGCTTGTTTCCGCCATTATTAGATGCATCGACTTCCATCTCGGAGTCAACACCTTGAAACATAGCTCGGTTGATTTCTTTTTTTAATTTACGAGTGACGAATTCTTTAACTGTTGCCTCACCATTTGATAATTTGACCTGCATAGATTTTTTAATCTTAGTTTATAAATAAAAGGGGGAGGGATTACCTCCCCCGATTTGGCTTAGTAAGATGTGGTTAGGTTAGAAAGGATGGCCTCGATGCTCTTGCTATCAGCAGTAGAATAAAAGGCTTTGAATTTAACAACCACTTTGGCGAAATCATTATTGTCACCACTCTCAACCGGTTCTCCGAATTTAACTTTAGCCAACTTAATGACCAATTTAGGATTGGCAGAAGTTGCGATTGTGACATCACTATTCACCATTGTGATAATCATTGATTTCTGTGTGCCGTTTAATGCATAATCTCTAACAGTAGTATTTTCAAAAATCATTTCTAATGAACCCTCAATGACTAACTGTTTATTTAAGAAATCGGATGGGCCATCTAAACCGAGCAAATCCTTATCTTCTATGTTCTTGTTAATATCAAGAGATAAAGTTTTAACAGCGATAGCGGTTGGAGAACTTAAACCGGCATAGGTATCAGCAATTCCGGCAGTAATATGTTTAGCCAAGAAAATATTTTCAGCGACTTGAGATGGGGTTGTGACAGAGGCAACACCTTTTTTGCCTTTTAATCCAACCTCGAACTTAACATAGTCACCAACTTTAGCATCTAATTTCAAACTATCAACGACACTATTAGCATAAACCATATGCTCGATGTCATCTTTCTTCACATCGATTGATAAGGTTGGATGCTTAGCAGATTGTAAAACGGAAAAAGTATGATCGTAAGCCAAAGCATTTGGTGCTACTTGAGCAGCAGAATTCACTTGACCCAACGCACCGAGTAAAAAATAACCGATTGATTTGTCCATCACTTCACCGGTAATCTTTCCACCCGATAATCTTTTGATGACAACTTGTTCATCACTATCTTCAATCACGCCCATTGCTCTTTCAGTTGCCTTGACTTCCATTTTATCTTGGATGTCTTGAGTCAATGGTTTTAACCAAATAGCAGGGGTCGCAACTGTGCCTCTAACTGTTTCTTTACCGACACCGATTTGAAATTTTCTTTTTAATACTTCACTCATATTTTTTTAGAGTTAATTTATTTATAAAATTATTTTTTTTTATTACCCAACAACTCAAACAACTTTTCATCGGCCTCAGTTTTATTTTTAGCCTTGATGGTTATGCCATAATCGGGGTAGCAATGTTCTTCTAATTTAATTATAGCACTTTCTTCATCTTTTGTCAGCACACTTTCGACCTTAATTGATTTGTCCTCGAATTTTTTAATAGACATATTATTTAACTTAAAAATTATTAAAATTGTTTTAGCTTAACGCATGTAATATCGATGTCGACAGCCCTCATCAATAGCTCTCTATCTTCCCATGCAAACACGGAACGAATATTGACATCATCACAAGACCCCCCGAGGGTGTCATCCATATCGATAGCATTGTCGATGTCATCAAATACTTTGTTGATAATATCTTCACCATCCTCCTTGCCTCGAGCCTCCTCATTAACTTCCTGCAAAATTCTAACCTTAAAGGTATAAGTTTTCTTGATGTGATTAGTGCTTTCTCTCTCACTAACATTCTCACTCCCAACAATTAAAGCGACAGGGTAATTTGTAAAATTTCCGGCCGTGAATTTATAAACTTCTTTGATTGACTCGATTGAGCTTAATTTAGCGAATAAAGCATTTAAGATTTCTGTTCTCATAATTTTTCAATAGTGTTTATTAAAACTTTGTCGAATATATCATTGACTTGCCCCTCTGTGCTATCGATAGTTCTTTGAACGAATGGATTAGCGGGTTGTCCTTTGACCGACTTAGCGAATATCATTTTTCCTCCGACTTTGAATGCTAGAACCTTTGCTCTTTTCGGAACGATAGGCGAACCATTCGGCCCAAAGATACCCGTGCCATTATGAACCCAAGAGGCATATTTCGAATTCGGTCCGATTTCAACCCCGACATTAAATAATCGCATGTTGACCGACCGCCTCAATGTTCCAGTCTTGGCCGGAACTTCTCTTTTTTCCGTGTTAAGAATTAACGCGCCGACATCTCGAACTGCTTTCACTAATTCATCGCCAACAAGTTGAGGTGCTTTATCAAATCCCGCAATCAGTTTATCTAAATTTCTCACCTCTAATGTCATCATATGGTTATTGGTTTTGATAGATGAATGCCTCAATTCTTGCGAGGCTACCTATCTCAAACTTTCTGATCGCTTTAACTGTATAATAATCTCCATCATAAGAAATCCTGTCAGCCTCTTTCAAATCTTGGTCGATATTGCAAAGTAATTTCAAGGCCTTGCCGGGTGTTCCATCTGTGAGCATCATGTCCTCTGCTTTTATCGGTAGGATTATTCCTTGAATAGTTCCATGCACAATATATTTTTCGTGGTAATCGTAAAGCAATGGCCTCTCGACTGTTATTGTTTTATCAAAAATAAATCTCATAAGATTAAATGTTTATTGATTTGAATGCCGAAAGCATTTTTTTAATATCATCATTGAACTGTAATTCGAAATTGACTGATGCACCCTCCAAACTTTCCGAACTCTCACCCTCTGCCTTACTCTTATTAACGACAGCACCGGCAAACTTCAAACAAGCCAATCTCAAATCATCTGGCACATCAATGGCGATAGCATTCTCACCCTCTCCGCTCGCCTCAAGATGATAACCGGCATTGTATTCGATTTTATAAGCATTTGATAAATCGTATTTTCCACTATAAGCATTTACTTCGATGATGCCCTCACTTGGTCGAACATTGATGTCGGTCACTTCAACGAAAACAGGATTTGAGTAAGTTCCAGTATTTCGATATAACTTGACCCCCGAAAGATTGACTCGATTATCTAAAAATATTTGAAAATCATCCTCCTCGAGTTCTTCTCGACTCACATATTCAATCACCGACCCGAATATCAATTTATTATTGCACCATCTTTCAACGAAACGATTAACTCCATTCACGATGTAGGTCAATTTAGTATCGTAGGTGCTTGAAGTTTCCCCGATATAAGATTTTAACTCTGCTAATTTAATCATAAGATTTTGACTAATTTGTAAATAGGCATTTTAGCCCTCTAATTGCCTCATAGCGAGGCGGTATTTTAAGATGAACATTGACTCATAAAACTTGCTATCTCCTCACCTACCCCCAAAGAATTTAGTTTTTTGGCGGTATTACCACCCTTTAAGGAACTCCTCTTTACTAAACTCCCGACATTCTCCCTCTCGCACCATCTTTTCGTATAAGGTGGCATCCTCGAGCAACATTTTAGGGTCATGCTTGAGTTGTCTTTCTTTCTTGGCTTGAATATCGATGGGTCGAACATACCCGAGATGTTTCAAGACGAATTTAGTCGTCTTTCGAGCAGAGTAGCCATAAATCGGGCAAGAGCCACAATGTAGGTTTTTCTCAAAGAACTTTTGACTCCTATCTGGTAAATACCGGAACAGTCTGACATTCTTTTGATGACCAAATACTCCATCGACTCGACACTTCTTTTCATCTCCCCAAAAATGCACGATAGGAAAATCCCACCCGACACCTTTATTCAACAATTCAATTATTTCTTTCCTCGATAATTCTTCATCAAGGAACTCATCAGCATCGATTGGTATAATCCCGAATGGATTTTTACTGATCGCATAATCAATCGACCTCTCTCTTAATATATTTTCAGCCTCTCCGAATAACTTGAACTCATGCACTTTAATATCAATCGGGTAAAACTTTTTCAATGCATCTAATTCCGCAATAGTTTCTGGGTCACTATCATCACATACGACAACCATCTCATCGATTAAATTTCTTTTGAATAAATCAGTGATGACTCTCGACATATAACGACCCGACTCATTCCCGACAATCATTGAACCGATAACTCTTTGGCCGTTCATCCATTTAGCATCAAACTTATTTTTTCCATTAAAGTAATTAGTTCTCCAAAACTCCGAACCATTATTCAAACTGTCTTTCCCCTCGTGTTTGGCTTCAGCTTTTGAGATTTCAATTTTCCATCCTCGCCTCTTTATGTTTTGGCATAAATCATTGTCCTCCCACATAAAGAAATAATCTTCATCGAAACCCCCGACACTCTCGAACACTTCTCTCCGAACACATAGAACCGAACCATTGACCGAAGTATTTAACCTCGAACAATCGGCCCCAACCATGGCAACACTCTCATCCTTGAAAGGTAATAAAAGGTCGGCAAAAAAATTAGTGCCGACCTCAACATCATCATTCAAAAATAAAATATATTCTCCAAGAGCAGAATTTAACTTAGCACCATCATTACAAGCCTTAGCAAATCCCCCGACTCTATCATTGAAACTTCTCTCAATAATATTCAAAGAGATTGAACCGGACTTCTCGGCTTTTTTAAGAACTTCTAAACTCTTAACATTCTCAATGTCCTTTGTAGGAATGACCACATCAATGAAATCGGTGCGGTATTTCTTACCCAATATGTTAAAACCTTTTAGACTCATTCTCTCGGTGCTACCTTTCCACTCATCGGCGATAGTAGTTTCTTCAACAATCTTTTTATTAGCCAATATCTTGAACTCACTCAATTCCATCCCTCGAATATCTCCGGGAACGAATAGATCGTGACCTTTCAAATATTTAGCTAATACCATCATTGTGATTAAACTAATTCAGCAACAGTCTTTTCAACTAATTCGTTTGCGACATCTTCCTCAAAACCTGCAATGTCACCCTTAACATAAGGTGTGTAGGATTTGATAAATAAAACTGCGGTCAACTTAGAACCTTTTTTAGGTGTCAATTTAGAAGTCCCAACAGAGCCATTGTTCTTGGCGATTTGTTCAGCACTTGATTGAACCTTTTTGTTTTTTTTGCTTGACATACTTTTTTAGAGATTAGTTTGTAAATTGTAAATAATAGGTTATATCTTGGCCCCCTCCGTTAAGAAAGAGGGCCAAAGATAACTAACTATTTTACGCCAACTAATTTGCGACATGCATCTGGTAGAGTATAAACTCCATCAACTGCTTCGGCAACTACCAATTCGATTTGTAGGTTCTTTAATACTTTTTGAGTATCAACGAACATAGTTTCGCCATCCTTAATCCAGTAATACCACATATCACCGAAATAAATTTCAGTAGTATCTGTGCCACTTCCTAAATTAGCAGGGATGTCAACGGTTTCAATAAGACTCTTTTGGAAAATCTTTTGGTCACGCATATCAAAGATAGGCAACCTGTTCAAATCCACAAGAGTGCGAATTAACTTAACACCGGCAGATGAAGTGATGAACACAGCATTTTCTCGGTATTGTTCTGGTAATTCGTAAAACAAATTAACAATATCACCATAAGCGATTGCAGAACCAA